GAGTTCTGGGCCGGGACTATGAACTCCGAGGGGTTCTCCATCGCCTCTGGGCCATGCACCGCAAGTGGTACAAGCGCGCTCATGGCCTGGACTCTCGATATGAGGTTGTGGGCAACAGGTGTGGAGGACTGAACAAAGAGGAGCATGAACGGGTGGCCTTACGCGATGCAGCGATTAGGATAATGGAGGGAGCTCTAAGTGCGAGACAACGAATTCGTACCGCCAGAGGTGATGGAGAACCCCTCGGAGTTCATAGTCCCGGCCCAGAACTCCAGAGGTAACAGCGACCGCCAGTGGTTCAGGTGCCAGCCCGAGCACGCACGCGCCATGCAGATCATAGTGGCGGAGCACAGGTGGCCCTGGAAGACTCAGAGCGACCTTATACGGTGGTCGGTCTGGAGAGGGATAAAGTTTTGCCAAAAGCAGGCCAGGGACAACCGGATGCTGGCATCAGTAACCGCCCAAGCGGAAGCCATGATGGACGCACTTAGGTATCAGCAGGAGCAAGCCCAATACACCCTGGTGTTTGGGGAGATAGAGAAGACGGTAAACCTGATGCTGATGCACAAAGCCGACAGCGAGGCCCACAAGACGGTCGCGAAGATGTACGGGTATATACAACAAATGCCAAACGGGTACTGGAAGGCAAGATATCTGGGGGAAATCATAAAGAAATACAAACACCTGCTGCCACAGACGGCAGAAATAAAGGGAATGAAGGCATGACAGGAGGCAAGGCACGATGTTCGCTAAGAAGCATATGATAACAGAAGTCAGTATGGACAAAACCACTGTCCGTCAGCTCTTCGATATGTTCAAGAAGAGGGATATGGTCGTGGTGGGGTTCATCGCTATGCACGAGTCCGGGGGGGGTAGTGCCCGCATTCCTGGATAGGCTGGACGACGATACTGCGGAGGCGGTCATGCTTGGCCTAATTACTGCCTGCCAGCATACTCTAGCCGAGGCGCAGGCGAGGCGGGGCGACCCCGACCTGAATTGATAGACCTGCTCCCTACACCCTCCGCTATCGGCGCTCCGCCCAAGTTCCATACTTGGCGCAAGTACCAGCAGGAGGCAGTAACGCGGGTACTGGAGAGCGACAAGCGGTTCCTGGCCCTCGCCATGCCTACAGGATTTGGCAAGTCCTTGGTGTACGTAATGCAGGCGCTGATCATGGGGGCGAGGGTGTGCATCCTGACCAGCACCAAGGGACTGCAAGACCAACTGGCAGCCGACTTCGCCCCGATCGGACTATTCGACATACGGGGGCAAAACTCTTATCCCTGCCGCGCCCTGGAGGAGGGCAAGTTCCCCTGGTGGAAAGCTTGGCCGACTTGCGATAACGGGCCGTGCCACGCTGGGTTCATGTGCGAATATCGCGACCAGGGCTGTGACTACTTCGACGCCCAACGCTTAGCTACAAAAGCCAAAATGGTGGTGACGAATTATCACTACTGGATGGCTATAAACGCGTACTCCAAAGGGCTGGGGGAGTTCGACCTGCTGGTGCTCGATGAGGCCCACGATGCCCCGGAGGTGCTGGCAGGGTTCATGACGACAGAGATTGCACGGGTGGAGGCGCTCAAGCTGCTGGGGAGCGGGCTGCTGGCTGCCGGGGCCACGATGGAAGACTGGGGGGACTGGGCCAGGTACAGCCGGGACGTGTGCCAGGAGAGGCTCGACCAGATAGTGGAACGGCTGGGGGGGCTGGTGAACGAGCGTGCCCCGATCAATCCCAAGATAAGCCGCGAGGTCATGGACTTGAAGAAGTTATTGTCGAAACTCAATGTTCTGGCTGAGGCCAACCCTGAATGGTGGGGGAGCGAGCCCTATGAGAAGTACACCAAAAAGGGAAGGGAGTTGGGGCACAGATTTGCGCCCACCTGGCCCGCCCCTTATGCCCATCCGTTCCTGTTCATGGGGGTACGGAAGATAGTCCTGACATCTGCTACCCTCAACACCAAGACCTGCGAGATGCTCGCCATCGACCCCGACACCCTGGAATTCAAGGAGTATCCCTCCATATTCCCGGTCGAGCGCCGCCCGGTCACGCACATCAAGACCGTGCGCGTGGGGTACAGAACCAGTGACGACCAAATGCTGACCTGGGTGAGGCGGATAGACCAGATATTGAGGGCCAGGCCCAACTCCAAGGGCATCATACACACCGTATCGTATAAGCGGGCGCAATTGCTGATGGACAATAGTAGCAACAAGGACCGGCTGCTGAGCCACGACCCCAAGACCACCCGCACGACGGTGCAGAGATTCAAAGGGTCCAGCCACCCATACGTAATCGTGTCGCCCTCGCTCAGCACCGGCTGGGACTTCCCTTACGAGGAGTGCCGGTTCCAGATCATAGGCAAGGTGCCGTTCCCCAATACCCAGGGCGAGATCATGAAAGGGAGGATAAACAGGGACAAGGGCTACCGGGACTACCTGGCGATGCAGGCGCTGGTGCAGGCATGCGGGCGAGGGATGAGAGCGGAGGACGATTTCTGCGAGTGTTTCATTGTGGACGACAACATCTCTTGGTTTGTTTGGAAGAACAAGGAGCTTGCGCCGAAGTGGTTTTTGGAAGCATACAGCGAGTCCGGTACTATCCCGACGGCAAAGGAGAACATATGAGAAAGCTACTGATGGTAGTAATGTTGTTTGCAGCCATAGCGCTATCGGCGCAGAATACCGCAGGACCGGAAGGGGCGGTGAAGGTAGAGGTCAGCTTGGAATTGACCGAGATCGAAACCCTACAAATCTCCATCGTGATGAAGGACGCGCTCCTGGCCGCCCAGCAAATCCAAATCCTGCAGGTCCAGTTCCAAGCTGCTGTTGCCCGGCGCAACGCCCGGCAGGCAGAGTTCGATCGGATGGTGGAGAGGCTGAGGGTGGTGCACGAAGCGCCAGCCGACAAATTTACGTTCGACTCCGCCACCCTCACATTCGTACCGATACCGCCAGCAGAGGAGGAAGATGAGAAATTGGATAGACGTTAGATGCCCGGACTGTAGCTGGGCCAAGAGATATTACATCGACCGAACCACGGAATACACCCTTAGGAAACCGAGGGGGCGGTCGTTCACTTACATGTTGGCCCTAGATGTGCGCGCCCGAAAAGGCCTGAGCCGACACCAAGGTTGGTGTAGGCAGAAACGCGCAGCCGAGCGAGTATTGACACCGAGGCAATAGGTATGGTATCATGGCCCTCGTGCATACAGCAGCACCCATTCTAATTCACCGGAGGAGACAGAACAATGCCTAGGCAAATAGCAAGACGCACCGCAGCAGCAGGAGCAGCACGGCCAGCCGCCCCCGTAGGTGGCAGGGCGGCTGCGCCCGCAGGCCAAGAGGTCGCCGGTTTGCGTTACGGCGACATGATTCCAGGAGGGCTGATAGACGATGTAAATGCCACCATCGTGTCGGCCCGATTCGTCATGTGGGATTACGGGCAAGGACAGGTGGAGAAGACATTCCTCAACCTTACCCTCAAGCCCGACGACGACGAGGCCGAGCACGAACAATATTACTCGGCGGCTGATCCTGGGGATTGGGCGCCGAACGACAGTGGCATCAGCTTGGTACGCCCCGAAGGCTCCACCAGCACCAAGCCTCTCAACAACAACACCAACTTCGCCCAGCTAATGGCGAGTATCGAGAATGCCGGGTTCCCGCCTGAGATGTTGGAGGGCAACGACATCTCGGTGCTCGATGGCCTCTATGGGCATTGGCGCAGGGAGGCCCAGCCCGAGCGTAAGGGCCTGGTACGGACCGACCCCACCAGGCAATTGACGGTGCTGGTGCTCGACAACATCATCTCCATGCCGGGGGAAGCACCCAAAGCACCCGCAAGACAAACTACAACCCGAAGGCCCGCTGCGCGGGTAGCCGCTGCTGCCCCCGCCAAGGCTGGGGATGAACTGAGCGACCAGGCCGTGCAGGCCATCATCGATCACCTGTCCAACAACGGCCCCACTCCCAAGTCTGCGCTGACCGGCCTGTTCTTCTCCACCTTCAAGCAGGACGCGAACCGCAAGGAACTCCTGGCCCTGGCCACCGATGAACAGTGGATCATCGCGATGGCAGGGGAGGGGTACTGGGCCTATGAGGACGGGACTTTGGTGCCCGCGTAAAGACCGAGCCATACGCGGGTACTAGGCGTGGAGATAGAGGAGGTCAAATTCAATGCTGACACCTTGCTGGGGGAGCGCTCTCAACTACACTCTGGACAGCGCTCTCCCGGCCTCCACGTATCCGATATCATCAAAGACATCATGCAGCGCCTCGCACCCAACCGATTCGGCAAGCCCGACCAACCCCAGGAGGACTTGCCCTTCACCAAATTCGAAGTCGGGTTCGCGTGGGAGGAATTGATGGGCAGGATGCTGGGAAGCCGGATGGTGCCGACCGCCAGCATCATCAGGCCGGGGGAAATAGAGCTGGACGGAATCTATATGACCCCCGACTGGTTCGACGTGGAGCGTTACCGCCCGATCGAGACCAAAGCGACCTGGGCCACGGCCCGCCGCAACATCGATGATTCGTTCTTCTGGCACTGGATAGTGCAAGTAAAAGCATATGCCAAGGGATGCGGGGCAACCGAGGCCCAAATCTGCGCGTTCTTCATCATGGGGGACTATAAAGGGAACTTCCCCCTGGTCAGGATATGGAACTTAAAGTTCACCAAGCTGGAGATAGACGAAAACTGGTACATGCTGGTGGCGCACGCCAAGCACCGGGGGTGGATACAGTGAAGAAACAGTGGCGACTGGCATTTTTGGTGATAGCCTTCATCGCTTGGGTTATCGCCGTGGAGGCCCGGCTCAGTATCGGCAAGGACCTACACCGCAATACCACCCAATTCCTTGCAGACCACGATGAGATGCTCGGCACGCACACCCGCGCCGTCGGCAGGCTGCAACGCATTCATATTTACGAGCTAGAAGAGGTATTGGAGGAGGTGAGGAAATGGGAAGAATTCTACGACCGACCAGCAGGGTCGGCAGAGCAGCCCAAGCCGACGGAATCGAAGGCTTCACGATAGCAGACTCCCCCGTAGTCCGGCGGCTGCTGGTCAGCGCCGAATCGTCGGAGAAGAGCGGCAAGACACACTTCGCGCTCACCATGCCGGGGGAGATAGCGTATCAGAACCTCGATGTTGGACTGGACGGGGTGATACAGAAATTCCAAGGCGATAAGCGCATCTGGATTAGCAACTACCGCTTCCAACTACCGTCCTACAACCAAACCGAGCAAGACCGCAAGAACACTTCGACCAACTGCCGCACGCTAGTAGAGAGATTTAAGGACGACTACAAGCGGGCACTCGACTCACCTAAGGTCCGGAGCATAATCTGGGACACCGGCACCGAGATTTGGGAGGCAATCAGGCTGGCACACTTCGGCAAGCTGCTACAGGTCAAGCCCCACCACTACAGTGAGCCCAACGCCGAGATGCGGGAGTTGTTGCGATGGGCGTACGACAGCGACAAGAACTTCTGTTTCCTACACAAACTCAAGGACCAATACATCAACGACAAGCGTACCGGGAAGCTGGAGCGCCAGGGGTTCAAGGATATGGGGTACACTGTGCAAGTAGTAATCAGGATGATAAAGGACAGGAGCAAGCCCGCGCCCGACTGCTTTTATTTTGAAGTGACGGACTGTAGGCAGAACCCCGCCATTGAAAACCTGGCGTTCGACCATCCTGAGAACAACTTCCCGATGCTGGCGGCGCACGTATACGACAGCGACCTGGAGGAGTGGCAGTAGTGCCAAGCTTTAGATTCAAGCCCCAACGGGAGCCCAAAATGCCGGTGCTAGGGCAGCAGACCGGGCAGAGCGCGGAGGAGAACCGAAAAGAGGCTGACCGCTTGCTTAAAGTAATAACAGGAGGGGGGTTCGTGCCGAGTGATTGGGAGCGCGAATTCCTGGACGGCTGCTACGGCAACCGCCCTATCACCGGCAAGATGCTGTTCAAGCTGCGGGAGATTAGGGATAGGAAATACCTATAAGGAGAGGAGGATGGTCATGGCCAAGGTCAGGGAGTTCAAGTTCAGTAGGCTTAGTCGGGCACGCTTGGACGTATGCCATCTCGACCTGCAGCTGGTGTTCTACCGGGTGGTGAAGAAATTCGACTGCAAGGTGCATGAGGGGCCACGGGGGGAGATCAAACAGAATAAGTATTTCGAGGCGGGCAAGTCCAAAGTACGATACCCCAACAGCAAGCACAACACCCGGCCATCCGAGGCCGTCCACGTCATCCCGCACCCATTCCCCGGATGGAAGAATACCGTGGCGTTCTATTTCTTCGCCGGGTATGTAATAGCGACAGCGGAGCAGATGGGGATAGAGATAAGGTGGGGAGGGGACTGGAACCGGAACAAGCGGATGGGCGACCAGACGTTCATGGACTTACAGCACTTCGAGGTAGTAAAGAAAGTGAGGAGACGATGAAGAACAGGCTAGAGGCGGACCTGCAAGAGTTCCTCGCGAGAATGAGCGCCGTGTTGGTGAGTCGCTCCTACCAGGAGGGGTACTTCAAAGGGGACGAGGGCGACCTACTGAACAAATTCACCGAAATCTTCTTCGATGGTCACGCGCTGGGGGAGATAGTATACAAGGCAGTCAATTATCAACAGACTAAGGACGAGATCGAGTTGATAAAGATTGCGTCATGGGCGTTCTTAAAATGGAGAAGAGAGAGAGAGAGGGAAGAGGAGAAAGCTGGTGCCAGTACAGTATAACGCAACTGGGGCTGAGGCAGTAGTGCTGGCCCGCATCAAAGCCGAGACCATACGGGCGGTGGCCAAGCACGGTGCGGGGACGATGGGCATAAACCTAAGCCGCGACCTGGTAAAAATCTTGGAGGAGTTGGGGGAGGCGGCTCAGGCCAGTCTCGATATGGAGCGGTTCGATCGCACCGTCCCGAGTAGCGAAGGGAAGCCCACAGCCATGAAGCTCAAGCGGCTGCACTTCGAAGACGAGATGGTACAGATGGTATCCCTGTCCCTCAGGGTGCTGATCACGCTACAGTGGGCTAAGGAGGCAAGGCATGTCTAAACCGATCATCATAGTTCAGGGCGGGCAGTACGGGAGCGAAGGCAAGGGCCAGGTCGCCGCAGTCCTGTGCCAGCGCCGCAACATTGACTACGCCGTGCGTACTGGGGCGGTAAACGCCGGGCACACGGTCATCCACAAGAACCATACATTCAAGATGCAGCAGCTTCCCACCGGGTTCGTGAACCCGCACACTAAGCTAATGATCGGGGCCGGGGCCTACATCAACCCCGAAATACTGGCCGAGGAGTGTCGGATCGTGAGCGGCATCCTGGGCGAGAACATCAGAAAGCGGCTATGGATAGACTACAAAGCCGCGCTCCATACCGATCTGCACCAGGGCGCGTCCCAGCGCTCCGGGCGGCACTGGGGCATAGGAGCGACCGGTAAAGGGACCGCCGAAGCGATTGTGGACAAGATACTGAACCGCAACAAGGGGTACAAGCTGTTCAGAGAGTGGACCGTG